ATTTCGGAATCTTTTAGTAAGTCGTTTATTTTTTTGTTAAATTCTTTTTCTGGATTCTTTGATTTGCGTTTTATCGCTAGCGTGTGGAAATAATTTTGACTTGACTAAAAAAAATTTTTAAAAATTAAAAATGAAATCAATCAATAAAACACTGATTAAAATTGAGGTCTTGACTTGACCACGTTCAACGCCTATATAGTTCTAAAAAAATACGAGCGTATAAATCGGGATTCTACGTCCTACAAATACTTTTGGCGCTTCCGTAAAAACGCAGAGGACGAAAAACGCGAACTCGAAGAGCGATTTAAAGAGCCCTACACAATCAGACGTATAGTAATGGCGGTAGAGTAATGTCAAAACTATCCGAAGAAATCACACAGGTCGAATTTGCAAAACTCATAGGAGTATCCAAGCAACGGATCAACGAGGCTGTAAAAAAAGGCTTATTGATTTTAGAGCCGAGCGGAAAGTTGAACAAAATAAAATCTCTCGCTCGCTGGAGGAAATATATAGATCCAAGCAAATACAGAGACCATTACAAAAAACCAAATCCGCAAACGCAAGAATCCAAACCAGATCCAAACTCCAAACCGGATAACACAGACAAACCTCCGCAGCCAGAGCCGGAGCCAAACGCAAAACCAAAACGCAAATCAAAGAATCCAGAAAAAGAATTTAACAAAAAAATAAACGACTTACTAAAAGATTCCGAAATCGAGGATTACAACGATGCAAAATTTCGCAAAGAAAAATACAACGCAATGTATCGTAAACTCGAATACGAAGAGAAACTCGGAACGTTAGTTTCTAAAGATGAAGTTAAACAAAAATATTTTACAATCATTCGAAACTTTAGAGATGAGATTATGACAATCCCAACTAGATTATCCGCTTCATTCTCATCGCATATCGTGGAGTTTATTCGCGACAAAATGGCGGGAGATTTTACAGAGCAACAAATCGAAACGTTGTTAAAAAAAATATCTGTAAACGAAATCGAACACGTCGCATTTACAGACTGGAAGCGAGAGAGCGAGAACGCATTAAACGAATTGGAGAAACTTAGAAAATGATAGAATATTTTAAAGCAAACAATTTCAAAAAAGTCTTAAAAAACTTATGGAAGAGAACGATTAATCGAAAATCAATTACAGTATTTTATTCGGCTAGAATTATAATTGTTTTCGATTCCGAATCAAACGATTATTTATTTCCGACGACTGATTCAGCATCGGCAAAACGTAAAATTAAAGAGCTAGAAAAATGTCTCTAGATTGGTTCACTCACACACTACTCGACGCAATCAAACCCGATCCGACATTGACTGTCTCGGAATGGGCGGACGAATACAGAGTATTATCCTCCGTTGCATCGGCAGAGGCTGGACGCTGGCGCACTAGCCGCACGCCATACTTGCGCGAAATAATGGATTGCCTATCGGCTAATAGCAAATACGAGAAAATAGTTTTTATAAAAGGCGCACAGGTCGGCGGGACGGAGTGCGGGAATAATTGGATTGGTTATATTATTGATAAAGTCCCTGGACCTACAATGTTAGTGCAACCAACAGGCGACATGGCGAAGGACAATTCCAAAACTAGAATAGATCCATTGATTGAGGAAACTCCAACGTTACGCGCAAAGGTTCGCGAGGCAAGAGCGAAGGACAGCGGCAACGCTATGTTGATGAAAGAATTTCCAGGCGGATTTCTTGGAATGACAGGCGCAAACTCTCCAGCAACGTTACGCTCCAAACCGATTAAGAATTTATTCTTGGATGAGGTCGATTCTTACCCTGGCGATATTGGAGGAGAGGGCGATCCGACACAGTTAGCAATCGTTAGGACAAGAACGTTTAGCCGCAGAAAAATTTTAATGGTATCAACTCCAACTATTTTCGGACGCTCCAGAATCCAAGCGGCATACAACGACAGCGACATGCGGCGATTCCAAGTGCCTTGTCCACACTGCGCAAAATTCCAAGCGTTAGAATGGGAGCGAATAAAATTCGACGCGAACAAACCAGAGACGGCGCACTATGTTTGTAATGGCTGCGGCGAAAAAATTTACAATCACGAAAAAGAATTTATGTTACCTCGCGGAAAATGGGTTGCAGAAAATCCAAATTCCAAAATTGCCGGATTCCATATTTCCTCTTTGTATTCTCCGGTCGGTTGGTATTCGTGGGCGAACGCAGCGCAAGATTTTATTAACGCAAAACACGATGTAAAACTTTTAAAAGTTTTTGTCAATACAGTCCTCGGCGAATGCTGGGAGGAGAAGGGCGACGCTCCCGAATGGGAAAAAATATATTTCCGTCGAGAGAAATACGAGCGCAATATTATTCCAATGCGCGGTCTATTCTTAACCGCTGGAGTCGATATACAGAAAGACCGTATCGAGTGCGAGATTGTCGCGTGGGGTCGAGGTAAAGAAAGTTGGTCTATCGACTATCGTGTCTTTCCTGGCGACACGTCAAACCCAACCAACGAGCCATTTAAACGACTCGACCAATTACTAAACGAATCATTCCAGCATGAGAGCGGAGTCAATTTGCAAATACGCGGGCTCTGTGTGGATACTGGATATAATGCGCAAGTAGTTTATAACTGGGTGCGTAAATACCCTATTAGTAGAGTGCAAGCAATCAAAGGACAGGATTCTATTAGCGCAATGGTAGGAATCGCAAAGCCTGTCGATATAGTCGAGACTGGAAGCAATCGAAAGATTTATCGAGGAGTAAAAGTATTTTCTCTAGGCGTTGGGATTATCAAATCAGAATTATACGCTTGGTTAAAACAAACTCCTCCAGAGCCTAACCAATCTTATCCAGCGGGTTACTGCCATTATCCAGAATCCTACGAAGAGGAGTATTTTAAACAACTCACAGCGGAAACTCTCGTCCAACGCGGTCGACGATTCGAATGGAAAAAAGGACGCGAACGAAACGAAGCGTTAGACTGTAGAGTATACGCACGCGCAGCCGCAGCCATTCTCGGAATCGACCGATTCAACGATAATCATTGGGAGCAAATCGAGAGCATGATCCTCAACACAAAACAATCCTCCCCTCCTCCTCCGCCTCCACGTAAAAAACAATTGTCAAGCGGGATAACTATATAATGATTGAATTGTCCGCAGTAGTGTAGAAGGGAGCACGCATTTACAGATATTGATTGACTGTTTCGGAAGAGTGAGGTTCGATCCCTCGCCGGACATTGTAGAGACGCGATTAATCGCGTCTCTACAATACGCTGTCATTCCCGAAATTTTCTGTCGGGAATCTCAAAAACAATTTGACTCTCTCGCATTATTTGATTCTGCGGTGTATAATAATTATGCGAGGTTAACAATGGACAATAAAACAAAAGTAAAATTATTAAAAGAAAGAATTCAATCCGGTTTTAATGGCGTTGAAAAAATAGAATCAAAAATTGTAAACGGTAAAGTTAAATTTACTTATTACATGGTTCAATCTCTCAGCACTTATCCAGAGGAGATAGATAAAATTATTGCCGATGGAATCAAATCGAGCAAAGCAACAATAAAATTTTTAAAAAGTTTGCAAGATAAAAAGCGATAATGAATTAAAACCAGTTGTAAAGAATTACTTGACAACTGACTAGCAATCAAATATTTTACAAAAAATGGCGTTGGTAGATTACTGGAAAATCTTCGGGCTCATATCCCGATAACGCAGTTCGAATCCGACGAACGCCTCCAAAGAATTCTACATCTATAAGGCGCACTGTTGCCGGTCGATTAATCGCGAGATGTAAAATGTCTCATGTTAATAAAATCAATTTTTCTCGACATATCGGATTTGATATGTCGAGAAAATCCAAATTCCTCGACATGACAAAAATCATACTCGCAGAAAACCACTAAACCGCAAATAAGCAAATTTATATTTGCAGAAAAAACCCTTGACAACAATTAGCAGTTTTGTCTAGTCGATTCGAACTATGGCAGCCTGGACACTCGCAACAGCAATCGAACATTTAGCCGCATGGATGCAGGCGGAGTTAGCGCTCGCATCGGCGCAAGAATATTCTATAAATACCGGAGGCTCGGCACGCTCGCTGAAAAGGGCTGACCTCGGAATGGTTGCGAATCAAATCAAATTCTGGAAAAAAGAAGTCGAAAAACTTTCCAGCGAAAAACCAGCAAACGGAAAATTCCGTTTTGGCGCTCCAATAGATAACTACTAACCATGAATTTACTAGATAAAATTATAGGCTATATAGATCCAGTCAGAGGATTAAAACGACAAACAGCGCGCACTCTCGCATTAACCGGAGGCGGCGCATACACAGGATCGAGCCAAACAAAACGCAGCCTTAAAAATTGGCATACATCGAGCAACGAAGCGGACGCGGAAATTTTGCCGGACTTGGCAATTCTTCGAGAACGAACAAGAGATTTATACAAAAATAACTTAGTCGCAGGCGGAGCGATTGAAACAAATCTCACAAACATCATTGGACCTGGTTTAAAATTACAATCTAATATCGACAACGAATACTTAGGATTAACCGACGAACAGGCGGAGGAATGGGAATCAAAAACCGAAAGAGAATTCCGCATTTGGTGCGAGTCGAAAGAATGTGACGCGGCGAGAACATTAAATTTTTACGAGCAACAAGAGCTTGCCTTTTTATCCGAACTAATATCTGGAGAGGTTTTTTGCCTCCTCCCAATAATTAAACGCCCTAATGTAATTTATGATTTACGAGTGCAACTCGTCGAGGCTGACAGAGTTTGTAATCCAAACGATATGTTTGACTCTGACAGAGTAGCCGGAGGAATTGAGATTGGAACATACGGCGAGCCTATCGCATATCATATCCAAGTCAATCCAATCGGATTATATAACTACACAAAAAAATGGCAGCGTGTAACGGCATACGGCAGCAAGTCCGGACGCTCCAACGTAATACATCTATTCCGAAAACAACGCCCTGGACAACGCAGAGGAGTATCTATATTAGCCCCTGTCATTGAGCCATTACGCCAACTCGGACGATACACCGACGCGGAACTAATGGCGGCTGTCGTTAGTTCCATGTTTACCGTATTTGTAAAAAACGATAACGGAGTAGTTCCAGAATCTGGACTCCTCGGAGATTTGAACACAGGCGGGAGCGCAAAACAACAAATCGAGAGAGCTATGGATTTGAATCTTGCTCCAGGCGCAATCATGGCATTAGAGCCAAACGAATCTGTTGAGGTTGCAAATCCTGGGAGACCTAACTCGCAATTTGATCCTTTCACAATTGCAATTTTACGACAGGTCGGAATGCGTTTAGAATTACCATATGAAATTTTAGTAAAACATTTTCAATCTTCATATTCCGCAGCTAGAGGCGCAATCCTCGAAGCTTGGAAAATGTTCAAAACTCGCAGACAAAAATTTGCTCTTAGATTCTGCCAACCAATCTATTTGGAATGGTTGACCGAAGCCGTGGCAAAAGGAATTATTATCGCTCCAAAATTTCTAGAGGATGAGCGCGCGCGTTTTGCGTGGGCGGGCGCTGAATGGGTTGGTCCGGCACAAGGTCAAATAGATCCAACAAAAGAAACAACTGCCGCAGAGTTACGAGTATCCTCCGGATTCTCCACACGAGCACAGGAAGCGGCAGCCATGGGCAACGATTTCCAACGCGTTATCCGCAAGCGTAAAGCAGAGGAGATACTTATGCGTGAGGCGCAAATCGGGATTACTCCAAATCCAAATCCAGAGCCAACACAAACTACTAATCAGGATGTAACCCAATGAAAATTCTACCAAACGGAAAAAACGTTTTACAATCGCTCTCAAATCCTTGGTTAATTACCAAAGATAAATTTACAGAATTACTCAGATTAGCCGCAGAGCCTAGCGAAACAATCAATAAAATCAATGCTTTTATGAAAAGCAAACCGCAACAAAATAAAATGGACGGGTTGCAAATCGTTGATAATATCGCAGTGATTGGAGTCGTTGGAGTATTGACTCGTTACGATTCTTGCGCCTCCGAAATGATGGGCGGCACTTCCTACGATACATTATCCGCAGCGTTAGAGCTAGCAATCAACGAGCCAGCCATTCAAGGAATTATACTCGATGTCAATTCTCCAGGCGGAGAGGTTGACGGTTTATCCGAATTAGCCGACAACGTCAACGCAGCAAGCAAAATTAAACCAATCGTTTCCTATGTTTCTGGAACTGGAGCAAGTGCGGCTTATTGGCTCGCAGCCTCTACCGGAAAAATCGTCGCAAACAAAACGGCGCTCGTTGGCTCGATTGGAACTGTTGCGACTTATACCGATTACTCCAAACAAAACGAAATGGAAGGCGTTAAAGAAATCGAATTTGTATCAAGCGTATCTCCAAACAAACGACCAGACTTAAACACTCCAGAGGGCAAAGCCGAAATTCAAAAAAATATTGACGCTCTTGGAAAAATTTTCGTTGACACAATTTCGCAATACCGGAAAACAAGTGCCGAAATAGTGGAGAGCGAATTTGGAAAGGGCGGAGTTTTGATTGCTAATGATGCGTTAAGCGTCGGCATGATTGACAAAGTTGGAAATTTCGAAGACGCGGTTGCAATGCTCGAAAAGCAAATTGCAAAAACAAATTCTCCAGAAAAAAAACTGAATACTATAATCACACAAGGACTAGACGAAATGGAACTGAGTGCAGAGGAAAAACAAAAATTAATTACAGAGGCTGCGGCTAATGAACGAAAACGCATTACAGCGATTGACGCTCTCAGAATCCACGGCGAAGAGGATCTAATTAGCGCGGCTATTTTAGACGAGTCGATGACAGCGGAAAAAGTCTCAATGCAAATTTTAGAGCGCAAAACTTTAAAACAAAAAGCAGCGTTAGACGCGAGAGAGATTGACGCAAAAGAAATTCCGGCAGTTAAAAACGCAACTAGCGAGGATCACTCCAATGAGTTCGACTCCATGGTTGAGCAAATGGCCGCAATTGCAAACAAAAATCCTAGGAGAATATAAACGAAATGTTAAATACAACAGAAACAAACACAATTCAAACTCTCGTTATTGGCGAGGACTATTACCGCAACAAAGTAACGGTTCTTAGTGGACAAGGCGCATTAACCGCAGGGACAGTATTAGGCAAAATTAAAGTTGCCTTACATGGAACTCCCTCAACCTACTCCGGCACTGGCAACGGCGCGATGACTGGACACGCAATCGGCAAAGATGCAAAAATTGGAAATTATATTGTGCGTTGCATTACAGCAGCGACTAACGGCGGAGTTTTCGCAGTATTTACACCGACAGGTGAGAGACTAGCAGACGCGACAGTTGGAGCCGCTTATTCTACAACTCACATCGGATTTACAATCGCAGACGGCGGAACTGATTTTATCGTTGGGGATACATTCACAGTAACCACAATCGCAGGATCTGGAAAATACAAAAAAGTAAATTCTGCAAACACTGATTCGAGCGCATATCCTGACGTTATCCTCTTAGAGGACACAGACGCAACGAGCGCAGACGCGTATGGAGTTGCAGCATTTTCCGGCGTGTTCAACGAAGACGCTCTCGTATTTGGCGGATCGGACACAAAAGCGACTCATCGCGAATCACTCAGAAACAAAAATATCTTTTTGGAGACAATACAATAAAATGAGACTAATCAAAAAACTTGTAATTTTAATTTTTGCAATTGTAGGAGTTGCGGTTTATGCGCATTCTCCAGAGGTTGCTAATTTATACGGATATAGAGCCGACGGTTCTATCAATGCATTTGGTCGCGGTTTATCCGATGCGTTAGGCGGAGGCGCTGTAATGCTCGGCACAATTAGCGCGTTCGACACTCGCACGATGATTGCAGCCTTAGAAAAAATGTTTCCTCCTAGAACTTTTCTAAGAGATTTATTTTTTAAAGAAGAGCAAGTCTTTGACACAAAAGTTGTCCAATTGGACATCTATAAAGGCAATCGCAAAATTGCTCCGTATGTATCTAGAAGAAATCCTGGTCAAGTCGTAGGACATGACTCTTATAAAACAAACTCTTACGAGCCGCCCTATGTGAAACCAAAAATGGTTTTAGAGCCTAGCCAAATGTATACAAGATCAATCGGCGAAAACATTTACACAGCGAAATCTCCAGCACAACGTATGATGGAATATGCAAGTAAATGTTTAGTGAAACTTGACAACATGATTACTAGACGAGAAGAGCAACAAGCCTCCGAAGCGTTATTCACTGGGAAAATTGTATTAGAAAACGGAGATATAGATTTCGCACTTGACGCATCTCATAATCTAACGTTAAGCGGAACTGACTTATGGACTCATGCGGATAGTGATATTTATGCGCAACTGGAAACATGGTCAGATTTGATTTTAAAAGACTCTGGATATTTGCCAGACACTTTAATTATTTCCTCAACCGCAGCGGCTGCGATGATGAACAATACTAAGTTCAAAGCAAAACTCGACCTGTTAAAATTAAACATCGGAACAATTGATCCTAAAACATTCCCTAACGGCGTGAAATATTACGGAACAATTACCGGACTTGGAATTGATATTTGGGGATACTCTGAAACCTATCTAGACACTGACGGAACGACATCTAAAAAAATGGTTCCAGACAACAAAGTTCTATTAGCCTCTAGTCAAATGCGCGGCGTTAAACTCTACGGAGCAATCGAACACAAAGACGCGTTGATTGGTCTTAAAAGATTCCCTTACTCATGGACAGAGGAAGATCCAAGCGCAATGATGTTGCAAGTCCATAGTGCGCCGTTAATGAATCCGGTAGACGTTGACGCCTTTATTGTTGCGGATGTAATCTAACAATGGCAGCTGGCAAAAATAAAAACGGTAGAGACGCGATTAATCGCGTCTTAGATCCGGTCGAGGATAACAACGAACAACCTAACGAGATATATCTAGCACAAAAAACAATCCAACACAGCGGAAAAGTTTTTAAAGCGGGAGAAGTGGTCGAGGTTGGAAGTGAGGATTTACAACGACTAATCAAATTAGGCGCTGTAAAATTACAGGACGATGGATTTCCTCGACTCAATTGATTCTGATTTTTCGGCGATTATAGCCGGAGAATTTTCCGAGCCTTGCACAATTACGCAGGGCTTAAATGCTCCGATTGTAGCGCGTGGAATTTTTGACGAGAACTATTTGGAGATCGATCCGGACACTCAGACAGAGGTAATGTCTAAGAATCCAAGAATACAAATTTTTCAAAAAATTTTGGGAATAGAAATAAAACAGGGAGACACAATCACAGTGAGAGGCAAAACCTATACAGCACATAAACCTCAACCTGACGGTCAAGGCTCCATTTTGGTGAGGTTGCATAATGCTGCCTAATTCACACCAACGAAAACAAATTCGCGATGTCGTTAAATCGGTATTAACCGACGAAACCGCAGCCGAAAAAAATGTTTTTGTGAATCAATATTTATCATTACCACAGGATCAACTCCCAGCGATTTGTATTTACACAGGTAAAGAACAAAGCGACATTTTTAATAATCAAATGCTTAAACGCACTTTGACATTGTTGGTTGAAATACATACGAGCAAAAGAACGCAAGACGGAATGGTCGATGAATTGGAATTAATCGCCGCAGAATGCGAACAAGCACTCAATCAACATGAGGATTTGGACGGAAATTGCGATCAATTAACATTAATTTCCACGGATATTGCAGTAAAAAACGACGGAGATGAACTAATCGGAGCGGCTTTAATGTCGTATAACGTTGTATATTATACATCGACCGCAGTGGATACTCCCGATATTGCACTAGAACAAACGGATTTATATTATGAAAACGATACAGAGGGTAAAGTTGTTTTACCTCAATAGGAGATTTAAAAAAAATGCCATTTATAAAAATTAAACCAGCGATTCCGACAAATATTGTCAGACATCCAAACAATATGCGACTCCTCAAAGCCGAAGGGGAAGAGGTTGATCACAATTCGTATTGGGAGAGACGCTTAAAGGACGGCGATGTAATACTAATCGATACTTTATCGACTAACGTAGAGACAGGTCTGAGACCTGTCTCTACAACGACAGAGGAAATCAAAAAATCTAAAAATAAAACCGAGGATAACAACTAATGAACTTTAATTCAATCCCTAGCAATATTCGCGTTCCATGGACATACATCGAGTTTGACAACTCGAATGCATCCTCCGGAGCCGCAACACTCACACATAAAATGCTTATCCTCGGACAAAAATTGTCCAGCGGAACGGCAGTTGCAAACGAAATTGTCAGAGTGACAAGCGTTGCAGAGGCTAAGACCTTGTTTGGCGCAGGCTCAATGCTCGCACTAATGGCGGATACATTGTTTAAAAATAACTCTTTTACCGAAGCGTATTTTTGTCCACAGGAAGAGCCAGGGGCGGGCGTTGCAGCGAGCGGGACAATCACATATACCGCATCGAGCGCACTTGCTGGAACAATTTATTTATATATCGGCGGGAAACAAATTACCGCAGGCGTTACAGCTGCGATGACAGCGACACAAGTTGCAACAGCGGTCAAAGACGCGATTAACGCAGATACAGATTTACCTGTAACCGCAGCCAATACCGCAGGAGTCGTAACGATTACATGTAAATGGAAGGGGCTAACGGGTAACAAAATAAATATCAGACACAATTACAACAGAGGCGAAGCTCTTCCAAGTGGAGTCGGAGCGACTATCGTTGCAATGGCATCCGGCACGGCAGCGCCAACTCTCACAGCGGCAATCGCAGCCATGGGAGATACTCACTATACAGAGGTATGCTTACCATACAACGACGCAACATCGACCACGGCAATCACAACCGAAGGCGATCTTCGATGGGGTCCATTAGTGCAAAAAGAATTTTTTGCTTATGCGGCGGAGGATGACACTCTCGGAAATTTAGGAACGTTAGGCAATAGCCTAAACACTCCGTTTATCTCAATTATGCATTGTCGGAAATCCCCTACTCCTCCGTTTCAAGTTGCGGCAGCGGTTACAGGCGCGGTCGCGTATTCCTCTGGAGTAGATCCAGCGGTTCCACTAAAGACGATTAAACTAGTTGGAGTAATGGCTCCGGCAGAGGCTGACAGATTCACACTCGCCGAAAGAAATAGTTTACTCTTTGACGGTATATCAACATTTACCGTAGGCGCGGACGGATCGGTTTATATCGAGTTGTTAATTACAACCTACAAAACCAACGCAGCGGGAGCCGACGACATTAGCTATATGGGCGTTGAGCGTTTGCAAACTCTGAGATATTTGAGATATGATTTAAGAAATTTCATCCTCGCAAAATATCCAAGACACAAACTCGGCGACGATTCCAAAACCTACGGCGCAGGCCAAAAAGTCATGACTCCAAAAACAATGCGCGCGGAGTTAATCGCAAGATTCCTCCTATGGCAAGAGCAAGCACTTGTTGAGGACATTACAGGATTTATCGCAGGTTTAATCGTTGAGCGTAATAGCTCTAATCCGGACAGGTTAGATATTCATATCGAGCCTAATATCATTAATCAATTTTTAGTGAGTGCGGTTCAAATCGCATTCAAAAACTAGGAGCGCGTAATGGCTAACGAAAACAGAATATCAGGGACAATCAAATTTAAAGCTGACGGACAAACTTATGCCGCCAGCGGTTCTTTTAAATATAATTTAGGGACTCCAAAACGAGAGGCCGTAATTTCCATGGACGGATCGGTTCCAGGATACAAAGAGACTCCAACAGTTCCATTCATCGAGGGCGCAATATTCAACAACAAAGAATTAGACGTTGCAGTATTTACAAACCTCGACGATGTAACAATTAATCTGGATTTGTCTAACGGCAAATCTGTGATTTTAAGAAATGCTTGGTTTGCTGGTAGCGGAGACGCGGACACAGAGGCGGCAACGTTAGAGGTTAGATTCGAAGGTAAAGAAGCGATGGAAGTAAAATAATTATGGCTAAAGAAAAACAAACGGATAACACGTATTTAACGAAAGAACAAATTGTTGAAACTTGGGGCGAGAATTTCGCAGACCTAGCCGACGATAAAAAAATTGGAGTCTTGCCGGACTCCATTCATGTATTATTAGATTCTCCAGTTGTAAACAACGAGGGAGAATCTGTCGAGGTATTGGTAATCGAAGAGCCAACAGGCTCCGATCTAAAACGACTAGACGCGGCTAAAGGGCAAACGTTCCAAACTGCCAGTATCCTCGTTGAGGTTTGCGGCAATTTACCAGTTGCCTCCGTTAATAAAATGAAGTCTCGGCAATTGCTAAGAATCGCAAAAGTAGGTTTCCATTTTTTAGCGTAATTCCACGGAATTGGGCGGATGTCTGTGGAGATTTAGCATATCATTATCATTTTCACCCGTCCGAAATTATGCGAATGAATTTCAAACAAATGCATTTTTGGCATTCTCAACTCATCCGAATTAAAGAGGATGAAAAAAGGCGATGAGTAAAAAGTCTTAGTATATAGACTATCACTCTATCGTAAGGACTTGATTAATCAAGTCCTTACGATAGGAGATATACGACAGTAGATATAGACAACACTATACAAAAAAGGAGGTAATCACAGTGGCAAAATCTTTTTCTCTCTCGATGATTATCTCCGCAATAGATAAATTATCCGCTCCATTAAACACAATGAAGGGCGCGGTTTCTGCGTTCCAAGTCACAACGGACAAACTAAACACGCGTTTAGGCGCAGCACAAACGGCGCTTGACAATGCGTTTGGCTCTCCCGTTTATCAAATGTTCGACAAATTTAAAAGCGCATCGTTAGGTGCAATCAACGCCTACGGAGAAATAGCCACAGCGCAGGGGCAAATAAAATCTTTAGGGATTCAAGACACTGGGATCGAGGAGATCACAAAAAAAGCTAAAGAATTTAGTAACACATGGTCAGGGACTACAACAGCGGATTTTATCTCCGCATCATACGACATTAAATCCGCAATATCAACATTATCCGATGGAGCGGTTGGAGAATTTACTAAATTAGCCGCACTCACTGGGAAGGCGACAAAATCAAGCACGGCTACAATGACATCTTTATTTGCTACAGGTTACGGTATACATCGACAAGCGTTTAATCAATTCGGAGAATCGACAGTTAAAGGCTGGAAATCATTATCGGATGAGGAAAAAAATATTGAATTTGGAAAGTATTTTTCTGCGGGAATTGCAAAATCAGTGCAAGCATTTAAAACAGACGGGAATCAATTAAGTGCCGCAATATCTGCGTTAGGCGCGACGGCTACAAGCGCAAATGTATCATTCGCTGAACAAGCTCTTGTATTAGGGGCATTACAACAAACAATGTCTGGTTCGGAAGCTGCAACTAAATACAAATCTTTCTTAGGCGTTGCATACTCTGGCGGAAAAAAATTAGGATTAAATCTAGTAGATAATAACAATAAGCTGTTATCAATGCCCGAAATATTAACAAAATTAAAATCTAAATACGGAGACACGATAGACGCAATCGAAAGCGACGAGCTAAAAAAAGCATTCGGCACGGACGAAGCGGTTGGAATGATTAAGCTTTTATATCCAGAAATGGATAAATTAAAAGGCGGTATTGACGAGGTAAATTCCGCACTCAAAGACGGAACTACATTAACCGAAATCATGGCTAAGGCAATGAACGAGGGACCGGCAGAGAGTGCAAAAATTTTAGAACAACGGCAACAAAATTTATCTGCTTCTATCGGGAAAACAATGGCTCCACTAAATATGTTTAAAGCCAGTTTAGTTGGAGGCGTTGCGGTTGCGTTAGATGAGTTAATCACTAAGTATCCGCAAGTGTCAGGAGTAATAGGCTCTTTCGGTTACGGAATTTCCGAGGCTGCAACAATGGCAATTCCAATGATCTCACAATTACCGTTTTTGGTTCAGGGTTTTGGAATGTTAAAAGCCGGAGTATTAACCGCATTACCCGCAATTTGGAGTTTTACAGCGGCGCTTTTAGCGAATCCGATAACATGGATAGTCGTTGGAATCGTGGCATTGATAGCCGCCATATATTTACTATACAAAAATTTTGACACAGTGAGCGCATATATTACAGGATTTTGGAACAAATGGAAGGGCTGGATTAGTCCGGTATTGATGATATTGGCTCCATTTATCGCAATACCTTTATTGATTTGGGATAATTGGGATTATCTAAAGTCGATGATTTCGGAATTCTTTTCTTGGTTTAGTGGGATTATTCAATCAATTGGCTCGATGATGCCGGATTGGATGATTGGAATGTTTTCAGGCGGAGGGGTTAATGCTAGTAATACGACAAATAATAATTCCATCGGAGGCGAAAATTCTCCACTAGCTCCAAACGCTCCAGCGGTTCCAGTTGGCGCCGATGCCGGAATTCAAACAATCAATTCCAACGCCAATTCAACAGTAACCCTAAAAATTGAGAACGCTCCAAAAGGCTCTGCGCTCGGAGGCGATCCAATGCCAGGCGGTTCGTCAATAGATATGGGATATGGGATGCAATGATAATGGTTAATGGTCAATGGTTAATTGTTAATGTAGGAGTTGGTAATGTTTTCGGATATTAGAACAGCCAGTTTTCGCGAGGTAGAATTCCAAGTTGCAGATACTGACGTATCGGGTGGGCGGCGTGTGGTTAAACATGAGTTTCCGCAGCGAGATATTCCATATACTGAGGACTTAGGACGTAAAGCGAAATCTTTTAACGTGACTGGATTTGTCACTGGTAAAAATTACCAATTCCAAAGAGATAAATTAATCGAGGCACTAGACAAAGAAGGCACAGGAATTTTAATACATCCGATCCATGGAGAGATAAAAGTCCAATGTGAAACATATTCCTATAAAGATTCTTGGAGCGATCACGGCAAATCATCGTTTACCATGACTTTTGCGGAGACGCAAGACACTGATTTAGTATTAGTTACGGAGCCTCCGGAAACTGTTATAGATAAATTATGCGCAGAATTAGAGGGATTGTGTGGCGATATTTTTGGAGCGAATTTTCTCACCAATTTATCAACGTTATACGATAGCGCGCTCGCAGTAGTTGGCGCAGTTGTTGGAGCAATCTCAACAGTAATGTCAATCGCAACATCGGTATTAGATTTTGCCGACGACATTACACGGTCGGTATTAGACGCGCAAGCGGGCTATGCTGGGTTGATGCAAACTCCTGACAAACTCGCTCGTAGAATTACAGCGCCGTCGAAACGATTGCAAGAGGCTAACAGACTCAATCGAAAATCAAATTCTCAAACCTCGTCCTTACGATTCGGAGCGACTAATAACAGATTTGCGAGCCAAACGTCTGTAAGAATTTTTAACGCTTTAATAAAACTCAACGCAGATTTAGAAGAGCAAACGCGGTCTAATAATTTACGAAATACAGCCAGACAAATCCAAGACGCGAAAAATAAAAATGCAGTTCGATTATTAACGTCAACTTATAACACAACGACGGCAATAAACACAGCGCTCGAAATGAAATTTGATACTTATGCCTCGGCGTCTATCGTTCGAAATAAACTGTTTACTATGCTAGATGATTTGGTTTTGCAGTCGGAAAATTTTGATAATACCGATGAGTATTACCAGAAAATCAAAGACCTAAAAATAAAAATTGCTCTCGCAATTCCTCCACAGGGCGCAACTCTAAACGATATACAACAATTATCCGCAGAGGTCGACACGTGCGGACTCGTTGCCGTATTCGAAAAATACGGATTTTTAGGAGATATAGAAAACGATTTCATAGATCGAAATAATATTAGACATCCTGGGTTAATTTCTGCGGGAAGTGGTTTAGAGGTGATTGTTTGAACACAGTCATTTCGAACGAATGTGAGAAATCTATCTGGCAAATAAAGGATAGTATTAAGATTGATAGACCTCTCACGATGAGACTGTTCGAGGTGAAGGGGGTAATATGCGTTATACCGTAATCAAAGGCGACACGCTCAGATCCATAGCCGACAAAACCCTCGGTAAAGAATCCGATTGGAATAAAATTTATAATCTCAACAAAAACACGCTCAAAAGTGGAAATCCAAATATAATTTATCCTGGCGAAGTTTTGGAAATCCCAGAAAAAGAGGAAATTCCGCCTCCAGTTAAAATCGTAACCGACGAAAATCCTAATAAAATCAGTCTTTATATTGACGGAAAAATATATTCCGGTTGGAAATCTCTAAACGTTACGCGATCAATGGATGCAATTTGCGGCAGTTTTGCCGTTGCAATGGTCAATAATTTCGTCCAAAATGGCGAAAAATTCCCGATAAATGCAGGCGATAAATGCGTTTTATACCTCGGAAATGATGCTGTAATCACTGGATATATTGACGATGTTGATAAATCTCACGACTCAACAAGTCGCAGTTTTACCGTTTCCGGACGCGACAAAACGATGGATCTCGTCGATTGCACTCCGCCAGAGCCAAAGCAATTTACAAATAAAACGTTATCCGACATAGCAAAATCTATATGTGAAGCGTTTGGAATTTCTGTTGTTACAGAGGGAGACGTTGGCGGCGCAATTCCAAATTTCCGACTCGATCCGACAGCACAAATCGCCGGACAATTAGAAGAAAAAGCGCGCTCAAAAAATATTATTATCAATTCAAACACAAAAGGCGAATTGGTTTTTGCAAAAGTTTCAACCGAAAAAATAGAAGAAAAATTGATTAACGGACAAAACATATTATCTGCAAGTTTTAAAGATTCATTCAAAGACAGATTTTCTAAATATACAACGCTAGGACAATCAATAAAAGGCTCATCGAAAGGCGTTGCGAAGGACGAAAAAATAAAACGTTTTCGACCAATGGCATTTTCTCCAGAAACAACTAGCGACGGAGTGACAGCAAAAAAGCGCGCTCAATGGGAGGCGATAATCAGAGCCGGACGGTCGAGCGAATTGACAATCAAAGTGCAAGGTTGGCGCCGGAAAAATGGGAATTTATGGGAGGTAAACAGATTAGTAGACGTTGAGGATAGTTGGCTTGAAATCAAAGAGACATTTCTCATAACGCAAATAAATTTTACGTTAGACGATAGCTCTGGAACTCTCACAGTATTAACACTCAAACGACAAGACGCATTTACAACAGCGGACTCAATCAAAATCGAAAATGATCCCTCGCCTATCGTTAAACCTGTCGTAAAAAAACCGGAGGGAATTGTGCAAAATTCTTTTGTTCCATCGGAGGCACAAACCGCATGAGTAATCGAGTAATCCAAAAAACAAAAGAAAAATTAACACGCGGCATACAGCAATTAATCGGATACGCTAAAATATCTAGCTCGACCGCAAAACAGGATTTATCCGCAACAATCACAGACGGCGAAGTTGCCGAAAAACTCCCTTTTTTCCAAACCTACGGAATTAAATCTCGTCCAAAAGGCGGAATTGCAATCGCTGTAAATGTCGGAGGCAATAGAGACGATCAAGCGATTATTGGAATTTTGCCAGAGGGACCGGACGATTTAGACGAGGGCGAGGTTGTATTGTATATTGACGACGGCGATGAGATTCGAATCACAAAAGATGAGATCAAAATAAAGTCTAAAACAGTAACGGTCGAGGGAGATTTACAAGTATCTGGGGAGGTTACGGCAAATTATAAGGGCGCTAAAGTATCGCTTACTAAACATCCGCATCCTACTCCTGTTGGTCCGTCGGGACCGGCAATCAAAGGACAATAATATGGCACTAAACAAAAATAAATTAATTCTAGATTTAACTCTATTTTTTTCGGATTTAAGCCCAACCGCCACGGCTGCAACTAAGGCGGCAAGCCTAGCAACAATTATCGATGATTTTGTAAAAACTGGAGAGATCGCAATTGGCTCATTATCCTCGAACGGTTCCAACTCTGCCGGACCTGTAAACTCTACGAATACAACTGGAGGAACGATTGAGTAATGGTAAACAAATTTTTGCTTTACAACATTTCGTAGTTTTGTCTAGTAGCCGATGGAATATCAACGATGAGTGACGTCAGATTAACAAACAGAGCCAATAATACAGGTGATCTTGCACTTGTCGCGGATTCCTACGGATTCGTAGATTTAGATACAGAGGAAGGATTAGAGACTGCGGTTTATATATCGTTATTCTCAGACGCTCGCGCAGGTAATGATGATATTCTGCCAAATTCTGATTCGAATGCTGGCGGATGGTGGGGAGACGCTCTCGAAAATTTTAGTTTAGGCTCAAAATTATGGCTTTTATCACGTTCAAAAACATCTCCAGAGGTCACCAAAAAAGCCCGTTTTTATTGCTACGAAGCGTTAAAATGGCTTATCGAAGATGGTGTTGCTCAGACTATTAATGTCACTGTAACCCGTAGCGGATTAATAGGATTAGTCTACGAAATCGAAATTATAAAACCAACAGAAAAACAAAATTCTAAATTTAAATGGTCGGCTAATTGGGCGGGTCAAGTCGCGAGGGTCTACTTATGAGTTTCCTCCGCCCTACTCTACAGGAATTAAAAGACCGAATTGTTGGCGACATCGAGACATCGATTGACAGCAAAATTCCACTACTTAAAAAAAATGTTCTTAGAGTTTTTGGAACTGTTTTCGCTGGCGCTGTGCATACTCTTTTTGGGTATCTAGTTTGGATTTCTAAACAATGTTTTCCGGACACAGCCGAAAAAGAATTTTTAGAGCGTTGGGCGAGTTTATGGAATATTACGCGTAAAGTTGCAGAATTTGCAGAGGATACATTTACTGCAACAGGGACAAACGGACAAACAATATTAACCGGAAGTTTATGGCTTGGTCGAAATGCGATTGAATACGAAACGCTAGAAGATGCAACAATCGCAAGCGGGGTTGCAGTAATTCCAGTAAGAGCAAAAACAGCGGGAACGATTGGGAATTTAGCAGCGGGTGAAATACTAACAATCGTCAGTCCGCAGATTGGAATTGATTCTGAAGGCACTGTAGGAGCAAACGGAATTACTGGCGGTATTGATATTGAGAGTGACGAAGAGCTAAGAGCGCGATTAGTTGAGCGAATACAGAATCCTCCGCAGGGAGGCGCAAAATCTGACTATATTATTTGGGCTAAAGAAATTTCGGGCGTTACGCGCGCTTGGTGTTATCCTATGCTCGCAGGCGCTGGAACTGTCTCAGTAACATTTGTTTTAGACAACGCTGTAAATATTATTCCAGACTCAACAAAGCGCCAAGAGGTATATGATTATATTGAGACTCGCCGCCCGGCAACAGCGGAAATTTATGTTTTTCCTCTCACTGAGGTAACAATCAATTTTACAATTAAATTATATCCTGACAACGCAGCTAATCGCGCGGCGGTTACATCCGAGTTGACTGATTTAATTTTTACAAAGGGCGAGCCGGATGGAGTATTATTTTTATCTCAGATTCGAGAGGCTATCTCGTCAGCAACTGGAGAGGTAGATCATCGGCTAGATTTTCCAACGGATAACATCGTTTTGGCCAAAACTCAGATTGCAAAAATGGGAGCGATAACATGGGTTTAATGTCTGTCGCGGATTACAAAGATTTTCTCGCGTCACTATTCCCACGGGGCGCAGCGTGGAATTTATTAACAGATTTCACTACTAAAAAAATCTCTGATTCATTCGCTCCAGAATTGGAACGAGTTGACAACAGAGGATTAGAGCTATTATCCGAAGTCAATCCGAACACAACAACCGAATTATTAACAGATTACGAGCGGCTTTTAGGACTGCCAGAGCGCGGTCAATCGCTAGGAACGACAACAGAAATTAGGCGCTCGGACGTTTTGCAAAAACTCACAAACGCAGGCGGACAGACTCCAGCGTATTATATTTTGTTATGTAGCAAATTAGGTGTAACCGTTACGATAATAGAATATTTTACTCCAAAGTGTGGGATTGCGCGTTGTGGAGATAGACTCACAACAGGCGATTGGAAGTTTGCGTTTAAATTAGTGACTCCAGACGGTTTATCGGCTGAGGATTTGCTGAGGCTGAGACTCGCGGTAAATCGGTATAAACCAGCGCACACGATAGCAATATTTACAGACAATACGACGTTCGCGAGAACGGGCTCCGCAAGATGCGGAGATGCAACAAGAATTTTTTCTTAGGAGATTTTAAAATGTATAAAAATGACGCGTTAGACGCAACGCCAGCGGGCGAATACACAGACGGCGATCCAGGTATAACTCCCGCAAGTGTTATCGGAGCAGATTGGCTTAATAGAGTTCAAAGAGAAATATTAAAACCAGTTACAGAATCGGGACAAACCCCCTCGAAAGATTTTGACGATCAACTCTATAAATCTATTTTGTATTTTTTACGCGAAGATCCTGTTGCGAATCCGATCGGACGAATATTAATTTTAGACGAATATAAAGAGCCAAGCGCAGATTTTCCGTATTATTGTTTGCAAAAACCTAGCGATGTTTTGACAACAACAAACTATCACGCTGATTATATTAATTTTCTGCGGAATAAACCGCTTAGATATTTAGCCGGAACTGGCAGCGCCAAAACTGCTTTTGATATTAGCGCGTGGGAGAGAACGTCTAACGTTGTAACTGTAACATTTACAAATACAACCGCAGAGCAAAAAATTCTAAACGCATTATCAGAGGATAATCTAGTTCACGGAAGTTTTACAAATTGGCTAACAATTACAGTGAGCGGATGGACAGGAGTTGCCGCAGGCACCTACGATATAACAGCGATAGACGCAGCACTCCGCAGCATATCGTTTACACTCGCCGGAGCGGATGCGACTAGCACAGGAGTTACTGCAACCGCAACATTTTATAAACATCGACTAAACGCAGGAACTGATCCAACGGGAGTAATGGCTCGACATATACAAATCGTCGGGCGCGGATTTATGACTGCAAACGATGCCGACGCGGAGTATATTGCTGGTTTGAGGTTTAGAGATAGGATGCAAGGGTTTTCTGTTGGACTCACATCAGACGCGACGACTGTTTCTGGCGGTGCCACAGGTATTCATTTTCTTGATCCAACAGATCCATCACCTAGCACAGCGTATGCCTCACTTCTGACAGACGGAGCAAATGGAACGCCTCGTTTTGGAGCAACGACTCGCGGCGCCGGATACTCAGTATTTACCTATCATTTCGTGAGGAGATTCACAGCATGATTTTACAAATAAAAAAAACTGGCAAACCAACAGAGATAATTTTACCTAACGAAAACGTTAGTCGGGAGGCTCAGATTAAAGCCGCAGAGCTAACAGTAGCTATCCACAATCGTGACAATCCTAGTGATTTGTGGGCGGTTGAAAAAGTAGAAGAGGAATAAATTGTATACTATTTACGGAATATCGATCTCCGCTTGGATAGCATTCATCGAGTGGATAATCCCTGTTATATTATTAATATGGTTTATTTTTTTGCGGTATCGAAAAAACGAAAATGTAAAAAAATATATCGAAATACTATTCCCATTTTTAAAATCGTTCGAGCCTGTAAAATACAGAGACAGATTAGACGCATCTCCGCATATAGAATTTGCAAGAGCAAAAAATAAATTTACAATTGTTTTCCAATACAAAATCACAGTTCCAGACTTACAACCGTTTTTAAATTTGCTAATGGATGGAGTGACGTATGCAAAAGAAGAAAATTACTATATTTATTGCTTGGATTTATCTATCGTTAGCTCCATTGACGACAATGGGATTATTGCGATTGTAAATGTCATGACTCGCGTATTGCAGTATAATGGAGTTTGCCTCGATATTATTCTTCCGGAGTCTGGCGATAAAATTAATATTTTAGCCGGAAAATTAAATCGTTTAATTGATCCAGACCGTCAAGATATTCGAGTTTTATCAAATATGAATTTAGGGAAAAAGCGTTGATATTCTCAGAGATCCCAGTCGGAACTTTTGTTTTATTCAATGGGCGTTATGCGGTTAAGAGTGATAAGACTCATATTACAATTAACGGATTAGGCTCTAACGGAATTATTGAGATTGAAGAAAATCAAGATTTGGAAATTGAGGAGACTGACGATGAGACCGGAAAATAAACTTGATAGAATTAGCGAAAAAATATATCTTTGGAGTTTTGTATTAACTACAATTGTAATCCTTGGAGCAACGAGTGGCAATATGATTGCAAGCTATTTGCTAGGGGCTAATATTGTTTTAGTCTCCGATAACGTTTTTAAATTTATCGAGAGGGCGCTCTATGTTTTTGTAATTCCAATCTCAATAAAAATTATCGGCGACAGACTGCCAGCGCTCGCGGAGATTATAAGAGCTTGGCGCTCCTCCCCTACTCCGATTAATTCAGATTTGCCTCATAACGATATAGAATCGGGACTTGGTAGATAATATGGAACAAATAAAACCTCCCGTTAAATGGCTATCTCAACGCGATAATATAAACGCATTCACAGGCGATACGGAAGCGCATAATCAATGCATGATTTCGAGCTTTACAATGATGATGCAATGGCTAAGAGATTATTTGATTTTAAATAATCAGCCTAGTTTTGAGAATTATACAGAGTTGACTCATTATATTGTTGTTGGAGAGAATAAGGACAAAGCACAAAAAGTGCGGTTTAGTTCTATTAACCACGCTAAAAAATTAAATCCAATGTTAGAATCTAAAAAAATTCCATTTTATTTTAAACAAGTTAATTTTAATTATGCGGAATTAATAGAGTATGTCGGCAAGAATAAACGCCCTGTATTGATTGGGACGATGGAAACGAGCGCGGGACATATCGTTGTTTTTGATGGTAAAATACAAAATCCTTATGGTAGACCTAACGGCACTATTCACACGGGCTCTTGTAAATACGTTACAGTTCAAGGGGATAATCTAGATTATATGCCAGAATTTTTTATAAACATGGTTTTTCGGGAAATGGCGGGAGGCAAAACTTCCAAGATTAATGTAAAACGACCATGCTGGATACTGGAACCAAAATGAGTGATATATTCATTAGCCGTATTTGCTCTAATGATTCTATCGATTGCCTCCGATGCGTTTAGAATTTATCAATTTAAAAAATACATTGAGACACAGAAAGAAATTTTAAAAGAGATGGAACTAAAAAACAAAGAACTAAAAGAGATAGGAATTCGCTTGCAAATGTTGCAAGAAGTGACTGGAGATTAACTATGAATTTTTTACAACGCGCAAGTATTTTAATTGAGGCTCGCAAAAACAGAAAACAGATTGAGCACAATCACGAGGCGATGCGAAACGTTAGTGTTGCGAAGTGGCTCACGTTGACGAGCATACAACCAAAGACGGGAGATTTTCCTCTTACTCCAAAATATAGAAGTGAGCTAGAAAAACGGCTCGTATGGATTGAGGATTACAAAATAAATAAATCGCATGAGTCGGATGATACTGTATTAGTTGGAGATTCGCTCGCAGATTTTACGCGGGAGCAGTTGACAACAGTTGACACGCGACTAAACCTCGCTCTCGCTGGTCAAGCGTCGAGTTTTTATGATGCGATTCTTAGAGATACTTACGAGACGTTAGGCGGCTTAAATATACAGTATTTAATCATTGAGTGTTGGGGTAACGAGTTATTATCCTATTACGATATAGAGACGGTAAAATTCCACGTTGCTAGAACGATAAACAGAGCGCGGTTGATGTATCCAAGTGCAAAACTAATCCTCGTCGGGTTGCCTCCAACGTATGATGTTTATGTAAATACAGTTAAAATCGAATTTACAAATCATCTAATAAACCTAGTCAATCAGGATGCAAACGCTTGTTTAGTGCTACTAGAAAAACATTTTTCCGGAGCATTTGGAATTTTCCCTAAACTGGAATACTCTTCCGACGGAGTTCATTTTTCAGGCAATGGAATTTTGCTCTTTGATAAATTACTGCAACAGGCAAAAACCACACTCGAAAAAGTCATAGGTTATTAGAACTAAACCCCCCTTTCGCAAAGGGGGATAAAGGGGGATTCATGAAACTATTCTTAATATTAATATTTGTAACATGCGCGAGCATACCTCACAAACCGACAGCGGAAAACATCGATTTGTCGGAGATAATAAATCGAGTCGAAAAAGACGAAGCGATTCCACAGGACAAAAAAAACTATATTGCAAGCGAATTAAAAAACGCTCAAAGCGGTCTCCAGTCGCAAGCAAGATATATTATTGAGCTAGAGACAGAGAGAGCCGAACAACGACAAAAATTAGATGAGCTCCAAAAAAAAATAGAGAATTTGTCTGAGTCGAAAGGGCGAATTAAACAAATTGATTATCAGTTTTGGGGATTGATTGGAATCGGTATAATGATATTAGTCGGATTTTTTTTATTCATTATTCTTAAATTTGGAAATGCTGTTGGTAAGATTGCGAGTCCTTCTAGTATTGCGATTGACGCAGCAAAAAAGGCGGCTGGTTTATGATTAAATTATTCCCTATCAAAGTTAAGGCAAAAACCTATTGCGATTTACGCGATAAAGTGGCATCGGAGGACGCGGATTTATTTGGCTCGGCGTGTTTGATTTTAGCGTTCTTTTTTATTTTTTCCTGGGCGGCTGGAATTGTGCTTGGTTATCTAGACAAAGATAATTATTTACACCTGACTATTTTACTAAATGGATTTTTGCTATTTATAATTTCCCTTGCGCAACATTTGATTAGTGATAATTATAATTTATTATTTACAATAACATACGATGATTTTTATCATAAAAAAGATGGAAATAAAACTAATTGAAAATAATTGTTTTGGATTCGCTCTCACTTGTGGCGAATTCGACGACGCGCAAGAATCCTATATTGCAATAATACTCCCCTTTTTTACTATACGATTTGGCAGAGACTAGCTCCGGACGTTCACGCGTTAGCGTTTACTAGTGAGCGTTTTTTTATTCTGTATCTACTGTCCCTTCAATAACAACGTTAAGCAGATTATGCATAACCACTTCGAGATTAAGATTATTGGCTTGGCTAAATTGCAAAACAAATCCAGAATCAAGTATAAATTCCTTTTGGGAAATATTCAATTCATCTAGTAAATCAATTAGTCTTTTTACTGGAGTAGAATTTTTCATAATAAATTATATCACAATGAAAATTTTTTTGTTTACAAAATTAAAAATGAAAATTAATGTGAATATCAGTTATTCACAAAGTAAATTCTAGCACAGGAGAGTAAAGAACAAAATGAACAAACGACAAACTAAAAAAACTGTTCGAGATGACTCCGGAAAAAGGCTTTCCCTCTATGCTGCAAACGAGCATGAGGCAAAGGTTTTCGCCGAAATCCGCAAACAGGCAACATTGCAAAATATATCTATTAACAAAATAGTTATTAATACTTTTGCAAAAAGTTACAACCTATTACCAGAGGAATCACAGGCAGCGTAATGATAACGACGATTGAGGAACTTAAGCGCGAGGTAGAGTCCACAATACAATCGAGCCAATTACGCATTGTAGATATAGCAAAAGGGTCTGGAGTCAATGACACCAGTATCGGTCGCTATCGCGACGGATACGGAATCTCTGACGGAGTAAATCTATTTGCACTAGCTGATTTTTTTAACATCAGTTATCGGATAGAGAGAGTAAATTTTTTTTTGGGACTGAATACCCAAATTAAAGAATTAGATTAACAAAAAATTTAATAGCGAGGCAAACAAAATGGCAGCAAAAACAGAAAAACCAATTCAACTTAACAAACTTAAACACGTTGGAGATTTTACCGACGGTCAATTGCAAGCGGCGAGGCTAACAATCAGAATGCATCTGGACCATGCGGATTATCAAAACACGATCACGCAGAGCGAAATCAAAACATACGCAACGCTCCTCGACAGACATCCGACGGTAATTTGCGAGATTATCGCGGAGGAAGAGGGCGAAATTATCACGATGGAGCAACGCTCGTCAATCGTTCGAGTATCTGACAATCGCGAACTGGTCGGAGCGTAGACGAGATGAGCCAATCCAAAAAAATCGGGTCAAATTTAGAGCTTGTCAACAATTCGCAATCCCAAAATTTGCATTTGCATTACAACGAGCCAGGCAAACCGAGCGCTCAATTTGCCTATAACACTCCGGATGAGCGAGAATCTGCGGAGCGAATCCTCCGCAATTGTGGAATAGAGATAGGAGATCAGAGATGAATCAACGCGAGGCAATGCGCAAACTAGGGATTAGCCGTCAAGGAATTAATCATGCAACGATTCGAGGATCGTTGCGATTTAAAGAAGGCGGACGTGGACAGAGAGAATACTCAATCGAGGATATTCGAGAGTATGCGAATAGAAAAGGCAAGGGAAACCGGACAAAATCGGTAACGAGGAAATTTGGTTTCCCGGTTAATCAAGAAGAGCAACCAAGGACAATGCAAATCTATGATCCAACAACAGATACTCACACATTACTAACTCAGTGTAGATGCTGCAAAAAGTTTAAGACAAAGATTTATCAATTCCAACAATGCGCGGAATGTCTCAAGCCTAAATTTGCGCGGCTAATCGCTGTTATTAACGATGTAAGGAGTTTGGTATGACAAGAGCGGAGTTTGATAAATTAGACAAAATTGCAGAGTCGATTAAAGCAGCTCGCGATACGATCAAATTAAAACGAGATCAACGTATTGAAGAGACTAATCAATATTTTGACACTTTAGACGCTCCCCTTAAAGAGCAGTATTTCGGGATTGTTGGCATATTAGCAGATGCAACGGTGGAGGAATAATGGGATTAACCGTCAAAGAAAATCAAGTCATTATCCCGGCTGGGCGACATTTAGCGCTTTGTTATGGAGTCGTTGATCTAGGCTCGCAGCCTAACAAATTCGAGCCCGGCAAATTCGATAGAAGAGTAAAAATATTTTTTGAGTTATCAGATTTAATTGTTCAATTCATAGAGGGAGAATCGGGGCGCCCGGCTGGAGTTAGCAAAGAGTATAATCCTAGTCTGACAATCTCCACGGAATTACGCAAACATTTAGAGAGTTGGCGCGGGAAAGAATTTACAATTGAGGAGCGCAAAGGTTTTGATTTGTTTAAAATTCTTGGCAAACCTGCGATGTTGGAAGTATATCATAAGCAACAAAACAAAGGCGGGATTTGGGTAGAGATACAACAAATCTATACAGCGCCAAAGGGCTCTTTGCCTCCGCAATTTAATGAGACGTTAAAATTTTCCTTTGAGGATTATCAAAAAGAATCTACTCCTGAATCATTTTTAAAACTTCCAGAGAATTTACAAAAACGAATTGCGAACTCTAGAGAGTGGAGTCAATTGCCGAGTATCCTCCGCCCTACTCTGGATTTTGTCCAGGCTGAGGAAGTCAATGAGGAGGAAATATTTTGACAATTCAAATCAATACAGATAGCCAACAACTACTCAGTTTTTTGCGAGTCTCAAATTTAGAATTTAAAGAATTAAAAACATCCGTAGAAGTTAAATTAAACACGGACGCGGATATTCAAAAGTTGACTCGATTTTTCAAAACTCGAAATATTACTCAGACTGATAGCTACGATATTAATCAAAAAGTTTTAGACTATCAAGCGCATTTATTAGAATCTAACAGGGAGTATTCTCTTTAGGAGATTAGCGAGGCATTATGACAAACGAAAAAGAATTTTTATTTTGGGAAAGTAGCTCACGGGACACAATCGATTTTAAGATGGTTTACGTTGATATAGCAAACGGGGATTTAGTATCTGGATTACTACTCAGTCAAATTATATACTGGTTCCTCCCGTCAAAATCTAACCAGTCAAAACTCACAGAAACGAACGGAGTTAAACAACTAATCAAAAAGCGAGGCGATTGGTATAACGAAATACGAATTAGCGAAAAACAATACGACAGAGCCGTTGGGATTTTGGGAAAATTAGGGCTTATCAAAGTGGAGCTAAAAAAATCTAATTATTATGACGGGGCTCCGGTCCCTCATATCCAACTCAATTTTGACGTATTAATTGACTTACTGAATAACCAGAGGGAAAAGTCCATATTGACCAAAGGTGAAAATCAATTTCCCCCAAAAGTAGAGATTGATATTCCCGAAACGGCGAAAACTATAGATACAGAGACTACTCCAGAGACTATCTCAGAGATTATAAAAAAAGAGAGAGAGGAGGATTTTCTCCCCTCCTCCTCGGAAAATCAAAATTTAACAGAAAAAACTGATTACATGAACCTAAAAAGCAAATTTGAAAAAATGCTTGAGGATCGACATATTCGATATATTCCAAATAGAAACGAATACGGCGCGATTAACAGATTTAAAGATTTGCAGATTGATCCAGAATCTGTTTTGGAGCTTGTTGATAAATTAATTGAGGTTAAAAATAATTATCCGCATGATCCTTTTTATCAAGGAATATGTTTTAATCTCTCAGATATGTTTTCTTACCACGCAAAAATTATCAATGCGCATTCGTTGATCCCTGGACTCCAAAAAAATGAGGCTCCAGACAAAACCGAAAAATACAAACCTGGCGTTGCAGCCAAGCACGGGTTTAGGACGGCGAGATAATGAGCGCGGCGACTGTGGAACAAATCTGGAGACAAGACGAGTTGGAGGCATTGGTTAAAAAAATGTCTGTTAACTATAGAGCGCCGGAAGAGGTTAAAATCAATTATCCTCTCAGAGCGGAATTTTACAAAAAGGCGAAATTGGATTTGTTTCAAAAACAAAATCTATCGCCCGAAAATGTCCCAACGCAATCGACGATTATCCTCGGACAGCCATTGATAGGGAAATCGTTATTGATGGAAGCTTGGAGAGAATATTTAAAAAACGAAACTTTTAAAATTACGAATCGTATGGATGACTACTCCAGAGAATACGGAGAGGATTGGCGCAGAGTATACGACAGCGAACTATCTAATTTTTCTCATGCCTGGATTTGTGAGCGAGACACTACTCGTTATTTTAACAACTTTGAAAACGATCCGGACGAATACCGCAGATTAGTTTTTAAAAAATACTTTTTTTTAGACGATGTATTTTTTAGAAAATACGATTACAAATCAGGCAAAAAAACGAGTGAGAATTTTACAAATTTTCAGGAGTCTTTATTTAGATTTTTAGAACTCAATAAAGACATTATTGTAATTGCATCTACTAACAATTATCCACACGATATATTAGCAGAGGCAACAAACGAAACAATCCTAACAAGATTCAATGTGATATTCGCAGAGGATAACAGGATTGTAGTCGAAGACATTTAGGATTATATATTAATCGAGCGAGGCAAAACATGGGAAAATTTATTTACAAATTCAACGAAAATTTTTGGTATGCGGTCATTGCGATATTAACCGCATTATTTTTAACGATTCTCGGAGCGTATAACGATGTTGACGCGGCGACTCTTCCGGACGAGACAGAGCCGCCAGTCATTCAACAAACAAAACCGAAAACTAAAAAACCAGTTAAGAAAATGAAAGTGTTTACCAATCCGGTAAATGAAAAAATCGAAGAGAGTCAATACGAATTAGTTGAGGATTATCAGGAGTTGGCGGCATAATGAACGAAATATTTACAATTAAAATTAATAACGGTTACTATGTCGACCACGGCAAAAAGTTTTTTAAACGTGCGACAAATAAAAACGATGCAAAAAAAATAAACGGTCGAGGTTCACTTCTCTCTTTACTGCATACAATTTACCACTGCGGATTTGAGTTTGACGAGATCGTAATCAATCGCTCGGAGGTTAGCGATGCAAACAATTAATAAAACGGAGTGTCAAATGTGCGGGGGCGAAGGGGAGCCAAAAAACGCATACAGATTTGGCGGCGACAACATATCCAATTCAGATTATGCGTTAGTAGAAATTAATATTTGCGACGATTGCGAACAGGAGGAATTTGCATGTTGCAATAATTGTGGCGAATTGACAGAGCGCGGATTTAGCTCGGAAATTGAAGAATCTGGAGAATACATTTGTCCAAAATGCGAGGATGAGAATGCAACAAATTGATTATTCCTCTCACTGGAATTGGAAGCTGGCGAACAAGACTTTTTTTACTACTATTCGATTGAATAGTAGTAAATACAGACAGGGCGAAATTTATAAACACGTTTTTAAAGATTTTTCTGTCGAGGCGGCGCTTGTTAAAATTGACGTTAGGCGCTGGAATGATTTTTCGGAGTTCGAACTAGCATTAGATACTGGATACAATCGGGCGGAGTCGGAAAAGATTTTTAAATCGTTTTACCCTACTCTCGATTTTGCAACGCAAGATTTTTCATACATGCTATTTAAAAAAATAGTAAACGAAAAACAGGGCGGCCTATTCCAATGAGCAAACGAGGATTATCTGTCACTCCAGCGGAATACGAATTATTAAATGGGTCTAAATTGCACAAAGAAATATCCAAAAAAAATAAATACCGGAATCAAAAAACATCCGTTGGAAGTATTCAATTCGATTCGAAAAAAGAGGCGCAACGATTTGCGGAACTTTTAACGCTCTATAATTTGCGAACCATTACGGACCTACGATTACAGGAACGAATCGCGCTCCAGGGGTCTTACAAATCTCCAGCGGGAGAGCTCGTCCGTGGGATTGATTACGTTGCAGATTTTACCTATATTTCTGGCGGGGTTAAAATTATCGAGGATGTCAAATCAGATATTACCGCAAAAAATCCGGCATATATTCAAAAAGTAAAAATGCTAAAAAATAAAATTCAAAGCGAAAATTTGAACTGGAAATTTTTGGAAAATAACAAGCGAGGCTAATTATGGTTAATCGAACGATACAGGGGAATAACGAATTGCCGTTTAGAATTATTAAACGGGTGAGCTATTCGAATATTGAGTTTTTATTAAACTGGTTGCATCGGGATAGTAAACGCAAGTATCCATATGTTGCGGATAAGGTTTTTAGGAATTATGCAAACTGAGGCAAGAGTTGTTGTTATTTGCAGAAAAGATTTTAACGGGTATAAATCCGGAGAGGTTGTAAAAACTTTTGTATTTAGCCGTTGGGGGTGCCAAGCGGCGCAAAGGTGTTGAGGGAATGTCCGACCATGCTTAGTTATGCGATGTTTTCGGGGATTTTCTGATTTAATTGGGGCTAATACAGAATATTCGCGGGGCGATATTTTAAGATTTGACTTTTACGATTATGGATTTTAGATTGAGAATAAAAAAGCTGAGTCTAGTTCTAACCCGCTCGATTCAGCCAGAACAAAAAACGTAGGGTTAAAAAGAGAGGTTAATTATGATTAGTCAAAAACTAGAAGTGGGTCAAAAATTATACAGTTATTCTTTTGATAAAGAAGGGAATCGTATTCAAAAAGAACATATTATTACTAAGCTAGGAAAAAAATTTTTGGAAGTAGGACAATATAGTGGTAGGTATTTTGTTCAAAATTTAAAAAATGAAGAATTTAATCCAAGATACAATCCCGAATATCTTTTTGTATCCGAGCTTGCTTTCCTGGAATGGCAAGAGCTAAAAGAATCTATGGAAGTTATAAAAAAAAGATTTTCCGGATGGGGTGTTACAGACTTAACTCTCAACCAAGCTAGGAAAATAAAATCTATCTTAGAAGAAAAATAAAGTTACCCAACTAACATATCCGGCTGTTTTATGTTGTCCTTTTTTAATGCAATCACAATTACAGTCATCATTTAAAATTTGGATTAAAGTTTTATAATTCATATTTTAAGCATACGCAAGCTGTGGGATAAATTATGGTGCATCATTGTAAAAGTCCTCTGGCGGGATTTGAGCTTTATATTTATTTTTTGCTTTCTCAAATAAACTACTAAATATTTTTTCTTTAGTTTTATGTTTAGACAAAGGTTCTATATTTTTACTTTTATCATAAGAATATTGAGCACCTATGCATCCAACTAAACAATCTATAGCCGAATCGGGGCTAAGTCCTTGAGCTATAAATGTATAGTCTACTGCTCTAGCTATCCAATTTGAATTATGTTTAATAATAATTACTCTGAATTCTATAGTGTCTGTATTCATATATTTATCCCTCATATAATTAGTCGTCATTTTATATATAGCGTATATAAAAATTTTCACCGAATTAATAAAAGTCAAAAATAGATTTTTTTAATGTGGCATAAGAATATTTTAAGGCTGCAAGTTTTTTTTAATTGAAATTCTACTTATATGATATAGCTTGTTCATATATAAAAAAAGCCCCCGCTCACAATCAGGGGCTCTAAAAAATTGTTTAGCTATAAAGTTTGGTCAATACGAATAATTTTTGTTTACTAAAACTATGAATGGCACTTACGAAAATATTGACTGTATGCAGCTAATGGCTAATCTAAAAGACAAAGAGATAGACCTTGCAATAGTTGATCCTCCTTATGGGATTGGTGAGTCTCGTAATAGTAGGCAAGGCAAAAAAGGGAAAAATGCAAAGTGTGTATCAAGAGAATACGGGAAAAAAGAATGGGATAACGAAAGCCCATTAGATTTATATTTTAAAGAGTTATTCCGAGTAAGTAAAAATCAAATTATCTTTGGGGCTAATCATTATATATCTAAGTTTGGCTTGGACTCTCCATGTTGGATTGTTTGGGATAAAGATAATTCTGAAAATAATTTTGCAGATTGCGAACTTGCTTGGACAAGTTTTAATTCTGCGGTTAGAAAATTTAAGTTTAAGTGGCAAGGAATGTTGCAAGAAAATATGAAGGATAAGGAGATCAGAATTCACTTAAATCAAAAACCTGTCAAACTATATGAATGGCTTTTAACCAATTACGCAAAGCCGAATGATTTAATCTTAGATACTCATTGTGGTTCTGCCTCTTCTTTAATTGCTTGTGAAAACTTAGGATTCAAATATGTTGCAAGTGAGCTTGACACGGATTATTATAACCAATCCTTACAACGTCTAAAAAATCATTTGCTACAGGGTAAATTGTTTCAACGTGTAGGGCGGGATGAAATACAAATTAGTCAACCGTCAATGTTCGCATAACGTTCGGGTAACTGACGGCTTCTTAGCTGTATCCGATACGTGTAAAACAATCTGCAAGTCGCATTACAAATCAGTTTTTGGAATTCGACTTGCATTCTGACAAAGAACAGTAAGATATGGCTAATGCAGTTTAGCCGTATCGGATCAAGGGATGAGCAGCGTCCGACATTGCGAAATCCCGCAGCAGTTCACCCATTAGTTCTACGCCGTTAAAACTCTATACGGTAAAGACGGGGTTACTTCTAATTATTCTTAAAGCAGTTTATTTATTACAAATACTAAAGATTTTAAAATCTTCTTGACGAGCTATATTTATTTTTGCTTAATGAAAGCTATGGAACAAGAAATTAAACTAAACAGAAAAGAAATTATTTGGCTATTAAAAGAGAAAATTGAATTATTGCAGGATGATGGTAATATAGAAATTCCTCTTGTGAAAAAACTTTTTCATGCTTTTTGGGTTTTAGATGCTATGGAATTCAATAAAATTGCAACTGAAAATTATTCTAATAGAATAAAAAATACAGAATTAGAAAAAGCCTATTCGGTATTTCTGGAAGCTGGAGAGGTTAATATTGAATTACTTCAAAGAAAATTTAGGATTGGTAAAATTAAAGCAGAAACTTTAATTGAAGAAATGGAAGAATTAAAATGGATTTCTCCTTCTATTGGCAATAAAAAATCTAGGCTCTTGAAATAGATGTGTATGATTGTTTTATACAATGACAGAGAACTTGAAACTCCTCAAGAGTTAATTGATATTTTAGAAATTCCTATTGAAAATTTAGCTATTCCAGATTATTATGAAGGCAAATTAAAATTAGACTCTTGTTTATGCCAAGTAGATTTAAGAAAAACCTTATCAGAATCTGGCTTTAAATTTTTTGTTTCTGAAGATACTTTTGATTACGAAATCTTAGGGCGGGAAAACCTAAAAGAAAAATCGTTTTAATGGCGTAGAACGTAAAAGGGTGTCCGACGTATTCTGATATGTATATGAGCCTTGTATAAAATGCAAATAACATGCCGTATCCGCTCACGGCGTTTTATTTGCGAAGTCGGACAAATAATGGTTGACTGTGGCTAATGGGTAATGCAGGCTCATATCAAGAGTTGAACAGCTTCCGATGTGGTTCAACTCGCAGCGGACACCCTGCTGTTAGTTGCCGTTTTTGAACGGCTACGGTTTATTTATTCCTACGTGTAAAAAGTTGCAAGGGGCACTATAACGATAATGTTGACGGCTACTATTTTTTTTGATAAGTCTCTTTATAAAGAAGGAGACAATTTTTGTTACTATTGTGGGGCTAAGTGCGATAATTCTTACTCTGCAAAAGAGTTTGTAAAAGATACATTTACAAACAGAGATATTGTTTTTCGTCCAGGATCTCAATTTGTATGTGGTGGTTGCGTTGCTTCTTTCTCGGAATCCACTCAAATAAATTTAGGCAATGGAGAGATTCGAGAGGATCAACGAGTCCGACAATATTCATGGGTAATTGATTCGAACGGAAAAACCGCTTATACGAAAGCACATTTAAACCTATTACGGCAAATAGTTATTAACCCTCCTAAACCTCCATTCTCAATCGTCCTAACTGATTCAGGACAAAAGCATTTAGTATTTCGTTCCAAAATATCAATGTCACAATCTAACTATACTCTAATGCTAGAGGATGACTACATAGATGTTGACGTAACAAAATTAAAGGAAAGATTTGAAATAATTAAACCAATCATTGCGGCTATTGGCAAAGTTGCAATAAGTGAAAAACAAAATCTGAATGCGACAAATAGAATATTTGAGTTGCATTTCGAGAAAGCAGAAAAATATATTCAAGATTTTTATTCCGTGCAATCAGAAAAATTAACTAAACTGGCTGTATGGTTAGCACCCAATAAGGAGGAGTGTTTTGAAGAATATAGAGCAGATTACACCGCAAGAGTTCCGGCTAAAATTAGCAGGGCTGATAGACAAGTCGCAAGTAACGAACGAGACAGACAGACAAAACATGAAGATGGAAGCAATCCGTTTTTGTTCAATATTAGCTAGCGTCTTTGGAGAAGATTTGGATAGAATGACTTTATGGGAAAAGATAGGTAATTCATTAGTTGCCGCTTGCTCAAAGAGTCCAGAGGATATAGACGCTTTTGTAAACAATTGTCTTACCTCAATCAAATCAGATTTTGCAAGAGTGGCGGCTAATGATTCGTTAGATTCAATAGTCATGTTATTGCAATCAAAACCAAGTTCATGGCATGTAGAATTTATAAATTATATCAGTAAGCATAATTATATTATCCTCATGCACGCTCGTAAAAGATGGATGGAATACAAAGAGGGGAAAATAGAACTATGACACTAGAAACATATAGGATTACATGTTTGTCAGAGGCTATAACACCTATTAGCCATATGATGGGAGTAAGCGGGAATGAGGCTTTAATAAATCGAGAGCCTGTATTATACAAAGGGAATACTGTTTATTTGCCTACAATCTCAGGCAATGCGCTAAGACATAAAATGATTAGAGAATATGGCATGAATTATCTAATCAGTATTCTAGGACTTGCAGGACAATTAAATCTAAGCCAAGTAAATTTTATGTTTACGGGTGGTTCACTTGAAGAGAGTTCCGTCACTGACAATCTTAGGCGAATAGCAGATATGCAATATTTGTTTCCTTTGTTCCGTGTGCTTGGCGGCAGTCTAAAAAATCAAATTTTAACAGGCTCTTTAATGGTGGATAAAGCATTATTAGTCTGTGAAGAGCATAAAGAGATAATCCAAAAAATGAAACCGGATAATCTTGAGTTACCAACAGAGATATTACTTGGAGCGGAATCATTCATAGGACAATATCAGTATACTCGTGGCGAAGCATCCAAGAAAAAGAATATTGATTTGTTTCTAGCTGTAGAAGAATTAAACAGAGACCGTGAAGGCGATAAGTCAAATCTCATGATTTATAACGGGCAAACAATTATCAAAGGCTCAATATTTTTCCATGAAATTATTTTGCCTAACGTTAGTTATAATGAACTCGGTGCGGTGTTATTCTCGTTATCCACATGGCAAGAGCACGGCGGAATCATTGGCGGCAAATCGTCAATAGGTCACGGCAAATTAAAAACTTCCATTCTGCTAAATGTCGATGTAGATATTAACGATTGCATTGAGAACTACAAAGCACATGTAGACAAAACAAAAGTTGATGCTGCTAACTGGTTGAATGATGCATTTGCAGATAAGCCGAAAAAAGAAAAGGTAAAAAAATGAGTATCAATAATCTAAAGGTTACTTGCTCGTTAGGCTCTCCATTAGCAGGGGAGCCGCCACAATTGGATTCGATTCTTGAATGGGAGCTTGCCCAAAGACTTGGATTAGCACATAAGATAACAAGAGATAGTATATTAGAAGAAACTAAAATACCAGTTCCATTGTATAAATACTACATGAGCGAAGGGCGTTTTGTTTGGTGTGCATCTAATCCAATTTATGCGGCTAATCTCGAATACCAAGAGCATCATACAAAAAGATTCCCGTCTGAAAAATCTTTTATGTTATCCGATGAAAATAAAAAATCAATTCTTACCTCAAGCGGATCATTCAAAATGCGAAGGACTCCAATACAAGTTAAAAAAATTGATTCAGTAGTTTGGTTTGCAAAAGGCGATAGAAGAGAGATTCTAAAACTACTCAAAAAAGTTTTGTATCTTGGCAAAAATAGAAACATGGGATATGGCAAGATTATTAATTGGAATGTAGAAATTATTGATAACGACTATTCAGTATTTGCCGGAGAAAATAAAGTCCTTATGCGAACGATACCAAAAGAAGACGCAGAAAAAAAAGAGGCTACAGGATATAAACTTTCTTACGGTGGTTACAAGCCGCCTTACTGGCATCCAGATAATTATACTGAGGTAGCTATTCCATGTTAATTGCATGTGAACGCCACACAAAAAAAGATTTAGAACTCTGGAAAGAATTTGAAGAGTCTGATCTAATTTATTATGAGATAAACAAAAAAAAGTTTGAATACAAAATTGAAAAGGCAATAACAGAAATAAAATCATTCAGTAAATCAAATGAGTATGTGTCAGTAAGCTGGGGTAAAGATTCTATCACATTACTTCATTTGTGCATAATGGCAAGTATCCCTTTAGTAGTAGTTTATGTAAAACCAAATTATACCTTTAATCCATATTGCTTAGATGTTAAAGATTGGTTTTTGTCCAAATATAATTTCGAATACCATGAAGTAGAAATTGATTACGGGAAAGATTACTATCAAAATTCTTTAGTGGAAGAAAACAAATCAGATAAAATATTTTTTGATTCGTTTAAAAAATTTGGGAATCGTAGATATATGGGCGTTAGAGCTAGTGAATCAGGAATAAGACGTATTAGCCGCATAAAACATGGTATATCTACTGATAATGTATGTAGACCGATTATTGACTGGAATGAACAAGATATATTCTCTTACTTGGCTTATAATGATTTACCTATACATCCAAATTATGCGATGCTTGGCAATGGAAGATTTGAGCGTGATAGATTAAGAGTAGATGAACTCGGAGGAGTTCAAGGCAATTCTTTTGGTAAATCAGAATGGGAAAAAGAATACTATCCAGATATTCTTAGAAAAATAGAGTCTTATGGGCGGGCGCGAAATAAAATAAAGTAATACTTTGCCGTTCAAAAATGGCAACTAACGTTCGGGTAACTGACGGCTTCTTAGCTGTATCCGATACGCGTAAAACGACTAGCAAACAGCGTGACTAATCGTCACTAGGCGCGATGTTTGCAGTCTGACAAAGAACTAAAAAATAAATATATTACAATTAAGTCGTATCGGATCAAGGGATGAGCAGCTTCCAGACATTGCGAAATCCCGCAGCAGTTACCAGAGTGTTAGACGTAACCCGCACAACGAGAATAAAGCCTTAAAGGGGGGGAAGTAGAACGAAAAAACCTCATTTTGACCATACCCTTTTTTTAAGCTCTAAAAATTAACTTTTGTTAAAATTTTTTTACGTCTTAGAATGCATTAAAACATACCTTTCTATTCGTTTTATTGACAATTGTTAATTTTATTCACTTAGCCTATTGACAAATGTTAAAATCTATGTTAAGATATTCTTGTAAATCAAAGGAAAGGAAATAAAAACCATGAAAACTTTTAACGTAAAAATTCAAACTAAAGATACAAAGTTCAACACTACAATCGAAGGTCAAAATTGGTTATACAAACAATTTATAACATTTACTCAAAAAGAAGCAATTACTAAAGGTTCAAAATTTGGGATAGTTTGCGGAGTTCAAGAATGCTAATCTCTGAATTAAAAATCGGTCAAGGTGTCATAGTGCAAGATGACACCTTGCAATCTACTCTTCGAGGTTCTATTATAGGGCTTGGTGATGTCTCATGTGGTCAAACTCCATCAAAGAATCCTGATTTTAAAAAAAGAGTTCTAATTGAATTTGATAAGGATATAGTTAATTCTATTTTGCAAAAGTTTAATTCTGACAAAAGATATAATATTTTATCCGACCTCCCAAAAGATAAAGAAAATTTTTTAACAGAAAATATATGCTGGGCTTATCATATTAATAAGGTCAGCTTATGACACTCGAAGAACTCCAAACACTCCAAAGTCTAGCCCAAAAAGCTAGACAAGATTTTCTAACAGAATTAGAATCTATTACTTATCAGGAAGCGGAAAAACGTTCAGGTTTATCTACTCAGCAAATTTTTAGATTAGTCAATAATCAGAAAGGTCAGCCAAAATTAGAAACAATTATTTCTGCCTACATTCAATTACTATCTTATGGGGGGTCTACTCCTAAGAAGTGATTGCGGGTTTCGTCTAACGTTAAGCATAGACGGCGTTTACGCATAATACGTATAAGCCTCGTTCTAATTCTAACTCTGTCGTAAATGTCGTCTCATGCGTAGTTGGGCGATCTGTGCCGTAATTCGGGCAGATACGACAACGACGATTAGGACTAACTAATCAATTCTAATCCAGTTAAGCCCTCTATTTTTTTTTCTAAAACAGCTAATTTTTTTAATTTAAGCTTGACAATAACCTAACGATAGGTTATTGTAGAGATTAAATAAAGGAGTTAAGACAATGACAATCGCACTTTTACACAACCATTACGACAAAAATCACTTAGACGCAGTAAAATCTCAAATGCTCGAATTAGGTGCACCGACTATTAAAGCTGTGTGGGATGATTGTTATGGTATTTGGGCTGCTTTAGAGGGGTCACATAGGATCAGAGCAGCCAAAGAACTAGGATTGCCAATAAATATTGAGGCAATTGATTTAGAGCAAATTGGAGATTTGGATGTTACCGAGTCTGATATGGATTTGGACATTGATATGAAGGGCACTACTTTTGCGGAATTATTTGCAGATATGAGTGACCGTAAATTAATAGATTTTGAGGATGCTGAATAATGACTAATTGCCCACACAGCAAAAAAGAATTAACGTCTGAGCAAGTCGCAAGCTTGCTCGGATCAATTAAAAGCCCTTTAAAATCAGAAAAATCTGCGGCTAATGGCAAAAAGGGAGGTAGAAAAATTGGTTCTAAAGATTCTGTTAAAAGAATAAGGTCAAAAAAGATACCGACTAAAAAAACTTAGTCGGCACATTTCGCCCAACGTTTAGCATGGACGATGTTTGAGAGTGCTCTAAAAAGCCTCTTGATAATCGTATATGTCTCAAATAGCGTCAATGCGTAGTTGTGCGTAGTTAATCGGCACTACTTCTATAAAGCAAAAAGAGCTATTCAAATACTATATATTCTGACAAAAAAACCTCATTTTGACCATGCCTTTTTTAGCCCTAATTTTTTTCACAAAAAATGGATGATTTTTTTAATAAAAAATTTATTCAAATTTGCTAGAATGCATCAAAACATACATTTTGGCA